GCTGAAGTAAATGCATTAGCACTAGTTCCTACAGCAGAAGCATACGAATTAGCACCAGTACCAACTGCTGTATTAGCACCAGCTATAGTGGCTGAAGTAAAGATATTAGCACCAGCACCAACTGCTGTATTGGCACCAGCTATAGTGGCTGAAGTAAATGAATTAGCACCAGAACCAACTGCTGTATTAGCACCAGCAATAGTTGCTGAGGTGAATGAATTAGCACTAGTTCCTACTGTAGCAGCATAAGAATTAGCTCCAGTACCAACTGCTGTATTAGCACCAGCAATAGTAGCTGAGGTAAATGCATTGGCTCCAGTACCAGTATTGAATGCTAGAAGATTTGCTGAATTTGCTTTATCATATGCTGATGTTATCCACGTGATAGTATTTTGACCACCAAGAATAATATTGCTTGTTTTCAAGGTAGCATTAAGGACTGATAATGTAAAATTGTTTCCATTAGTATCAATATGATTTGGTTCTGGTTCTTTATCATATCCTTCAAATAGATAATATTCTTTTACAGTAGCGTCTCTGAATAAACCAGTATGTACATTTGATCCTGTCAAGTTTACATAATTGCCAACAAAACCAATATCAATCATATCTGAAACATAGTTATTACCAGCAAGATAAATTAACGGATCAGAAACTTTCAATGTTTGAGTATCAATACTAAAAGTATTACCAAAAGCTGATAAACTTCCAGTTATAGATAAATTACCTGTTATTGTTTGGTAAGTTGAATTTAATTTGAGAAAAGTAGAATTGGCGTATGTGTTAGCACCTGTACCAACAGCAGTATTAGCACCTGCTATTGTCGCTGAAGTAAATGCATTAGCACTAGTTCCTACAATTGCTGAATAAGCATTAGCACCTGTACCTACAGCAATATTAGCACCAGATATTGTTGCTGAAGTGAATGCATTAGCACCTGTACCAACAGCAGTATTAGCACCTGCTATTGTCGCTGAAGTAAATGCATTGGCACCAGCACCTACAGCAGCATTAGCACCAGCTATAGTTGCTGAAGTAAAGACATTAGCACCTGTACCAACAGCAGCATTAGCACCAGCTATAACAGTTAAAAGAAAAGTATTGGAACTTGATCCTATAACTGTAGCATAAGCATTGGCTCCTATGCCTGTATTAAATGCCAAAACATTAGCTGAATTGGCTTTATCAAAAGCAGAAGATCCAACAATGTTAGCTAAATTTGCTTGATTATACGCTGTGTTTGAATTTAAAAATGCTGCATTAGCTACTCCAAATACTAGATTAGCTTGAGTATATGCAGTATTCGCTTGACCATAAGCACTATTAGCAGTAGAATATGAAAAATTTGATGTATTAGATAATGTGTTAGTTAGATTGACGTAATATCTACCGCCAATAGCTAAAACATTACCTGTACCACCACCTATGAATAGTTTATCTGATGCAAAAGAGTATGCAATTTCAGCTAAGTTTAGACTATTAGCTACTGGAGCAAGTGCAGTATTTGATCGTTTTATTTGAATGATTGTATTACCAGCCATTAAAATGTCCCACCATCAATGAGAGTGATATTTTTAACGACAAATTTGTCAGATGATGAATCATATACTACAGTATCATTATTTAAAATTGTGGTAGCATCAACATCATGGAGTCCTCTGAGTGAATTGATTGTTATAGTTTCAGGACTCAATGTTACTGTTCTTACGATATTTTGTTGCTGTTTGTTAATAGAAACATGATTAATACCAGTAGTATTGATTGTTGCTTTAAATGACATTTAACCTACCAACTTTATCGTCTGATCTATTTTTATTTATATAGACTCCTATTGTCGTTAAGACTCCTATTGTCGTTTCGTCATCATTTGGTCACTTGTGGATTAATTGAAATAATTCCTTCTAAAACACGAGTTTTCACATTCAGTGGGTCTAAAGTTACAACATCAAAGACATATCTTCCAGCTTTAATATTTGTTGTATTTGCAGAAGTCATTGACATCGTAATTTCCCCGTTTGATACATTTGAAATATTACATGTTATATTTGCTGAAATATTGGCTGAATAATATGATCTTCTAATCTGACTGGATACTGAATATCCATACACATTTATTGCAACATTCGTGGTATCATCAGTCAGATTTATTGTATTCTTGAAAGTTGTTCCTTGATCAATAAAAAGTTCAACATAAGATGCCATTTATCTTGACAACCCCTTCAGTAATTGTTTGATTTCTGCTATATCATCTTTTAAACTCAAAACATCATTTTGAATCTCATCAATTCTACGTTCTTTAAATTTTTTGTGTTTATATATCTTCAGAGCATCATTATCTTTATTTATCAAAACTCCTTCTCCTACTTTATAGATACCAGAAACTTCTGTTTTTTGATCCATCGTTATAGTCTCTCCGATAAAAATTATTTCTGCAAGGCAATTACTCTAAGATCAGCAACACGTGGCACTATAGCTGAGTTATCGGATAGTAATCCAATTTTTACAGCAAAGTTTTTATAGCCAGTAAATGTTGTAGTATTTGCAGTATTTCTATATTGAACTTCACCTAAAGTTGCAGAAAGATTTGCTGCTGGGAATTCCATCTTATATTCAATGAAATCATTTCTGTCCGCCAATGATGAATATATGCCGTCAGAAATTCCTGACTTTTGCATTTCGATCCAAGGTCTTTTGCTAATCGAATCACCATCTTCAGCATTAAGCAATCTTACATATACTTTTATATCTGTCCCCGGTGGTCTATAAGAAGTAAGATAAATTAACATATCCTCAGCATCTTGACCTTCCGCTAGTGTGATAACTTTAGAAATATATTTGTTAAAAAGATATCCACCACTTGGATTTGTTTCATTTGTAGTATTGCTATTAATAAAGTTATCAACTATTATAACATGTGTTCTACTGAGATCAAGAACTGGAGATAGATAATTTGAAGTTGTTCTCATATTTACCTTTACTTGATTAGTATTAGCACTAGAATATGATCCTATTTCAGTCGATCTTGAGAATATTGCTCTTTCATCGTCGAAGTAATAGTTGTCGCTTGGATTAATTGATTCAAATGATCCTTCCGTGCCCGTGTTAGACCAAGTTTTCATTTGGAAATCAATACTGGTTTTGGTAAATTTTAGATATGATGGCTCTAAATCAACAAGACTATATCTAAAGTTTTCAACATATGCAATATTTGCTGAAATATTAGCTGATGGCATAAACATAATAGTGTTGGTGCTAAAAGCTCCATTCGAATTTTCAAATATTGCTGTTATTTTATTTGCTGTTTCATAAGATTTAGATAGAGATGTTGTTACATTATTTGTATTAGATTTTAATGCTTTACCATAATGTGTGGATAATGTAGATGTAACATTAGTTAAAGCAAACTTATCTCTGCCTTTTGAACCAAGATTAACAACACCATCAACATTAGTATCAAATGATGCTCTATACATTTTGACTGTCAAATCTACATCAGGAACAATGTTCCAAACAATACCATTATTAGTCTGATAGAAAGTTCCTGTGAACAGTCTTGAATTGACAGGCACGTTGTTATTGACATCAGTTTCACCTATTCTTGATATCCAAACATAATAGTTAGGATTAGTCGCCTCTGGATGAATAACTAAAGCATAAGTTTTATCTTTTTGTAGAAATACAGGACTTGAGAATTTTACATTTAATGGATTTGTTTTACCGTCAGTAGAAATAGGTACTTGATCAGTTGTGAACCACACTGCTGAAAATGGAACTTGATTTCGAGTAATTTGACCTGCTTCATTTGTCTCTAATATTTCAAACCAAACGCCCAATTCAGGGTGTTTTTGAGCTACATAAACATCGAATGAAGTTATGAATAATCCTTCTTCATTAAAAGGAGTTTTAGTTAAGAAACTATATGCTGAACAGCTGGCGACGCCTCCGTCGACGTAGATGGGCTGGTTTGTTTCTGGATCTCTTGGCACTGGCACAAAGAGAGGTATATTTTCAATAGTTGATGGATCTGTTCTAGAACCTATAACATTTCTTCGTTTGTTAATTACTTGTCTTGTAGAAAGAATTGTTTCTTGCTGTGTTTGAACCAATCCTTGTGCTACGAAATGTCCAACACCAATGGATGTAGCATCGTCAGTGTTTGTAGGACTGTCTGTAAGTCTCACTTCTTTTGTTCCGGTATAGAATTTCTTTCCTGTTTCATTAGGAATTCTTAGTGATAATCTAACTACACCATTAGCATCTGCTGTAAGTGCTGTTCCTTCAGCAATACCCATTACTGATATTGTATTAGAAGAATATTGTGATGCATTAAGTGGTATCACATAATTTGATAGATTAACAGAGTCAAAGAAAGTATAATAGCGAGCAAATGGTTTTAGTTGACGGCAAATAATGCTGATATTTTGTGGTCTAATATATGGAATAATATCGACATCAATAAGTTTATTACCTAGAGATGTTGATTGGATATCATTTTCAGTCCAATTTTCTATTCCTACTCTATTACTTGCCCGCATAGATTCAATTGTCACTGCTGTAGTTGCTCTTAGAGTAGATGCGATTGCTTGAGCTTGCTGTGATGTTTGATATGAGCCAACAAGATTAGCAGGATTAATAGAATCTCCTCTATAAACTCTATATCCTGTTATATATGTTTGCCAAGAATTCCATGTTGTTGTAAGACCTGCTTGATAACCTACAGGAACAGAATTTGCCTCATAAGCCTCTTTGAGATTAATAAAGGACATCTGATCTGGAACATCTTCAGTAGATACCCAAATATCAGAATCAGGTATTAATGTCATAAATCCAAGGTATCTATAAGTTGTTCTTTCAGTATTTCTTGTAGTTGTGGCATTAGTTTGTTCTAAGAAAACAACTTCAGAATAGTTGAGAGTTACTAAATCACCAGTTTTCTTAACATTTGTACCTGAATTATAGTTATAATAGAATGAATCCATAGAATAGATTGGTCTAATACTTTTTTCATCAGAATCAAAAGTTATTCTACATTCTGAATCAGGATATTCTTGTCCTTTAGCAGCAAGAGAATCAGAAGCAAATGTATCAACGAAAATGCCATTCTTAAATCTATCTAATCCTTCAGCATCTGGAATAAGTAGTTCGAGAGCACTTTTTTCAAGTAGAGATAGTGTTGCATAATATTCAAGATTGATAATTCTATCTTTTAGAACACCTATATCTCTCATTGTAAATCTAACTGATGCTGTTTTCTTAACAGAGCATGACAAATCTCTTCTATTAATCTGATTAGCGTAAAATAGAGAAAGAGATGGATATGGAGGTATAGTAATAGTTGCTAGAGCCATTGCATCATCAGGCACTATTGGTGTAATTGCAAATTGTGACGGAACACCTCTTTCGAAAAAGAAAATATTATCTTTATTAACAGCCAAAACATCTTTTCTTGCTAAGTAATATTGATAATCATAAGTTATTTCGCTGGATGGTGCAGGAATTCTTAAGCCATTAGCATCTTTATTAAATATAGCTGATGTTGCTGGATTTTCTGATGCTGAACCTATAGTGGTAGTATCTGTTGCTGTTCTTGTTTTGATAGGTCTAAAATCAAGATAGTTTCTAAGATCATATGATTTATTAGATGAAGATGATTTATAGATAGAAATTTCAGCAGTTTTAATTGATGTATTTGATGTAGACGAGTCATTAACTGGATATGAATCTATTGAGAAGAATCCTTGTCCAACAGTGAAATCTGGTTCAAAATAATCAAGTTCTACAAGTAGATGTGAATTAGCTGTTAATGCTGTTTTAGGCCTGATAGTTGCATGATCATAGAAATAATCTTTTTGTCCATTATCAAAGATGAATTGTGAAGTTACATTAGAACCTTCAGTATTGCTACTGATTGATCCTCCTGTATTGGCTCGAATTGATCTAATTTTATAAACATCAGGAATACCTAAATTATAAGGACCAGTAGTATTTCCTGAGTTGCTTATCGTATTGATCTTCACATATCTATTGGGTCTCAATGTTTTATTAATTTGACTAGCTGCTGTTTTTGCTACACGATAAGATATTGTGCCAGGAACAAGACCACCCATAGTTTCTTTTAAATCAAATGAAAGTTGAGCTGAAGTTGCTGATACTGTTCTTTCTACTCCTGTTGCTCCTAGAGAAGTTAAATCAATAATGTCACCATTTTTATATGACTTAACTAAAGTATTGCCAGATGCAGTTTTAGCAAGATTTGATGTTAAGACTAGTGATGTTGCATTAGCAATAGAAGCAATATAATATATGCCAGATATGCCATTCATAGAAATCTTATCACCAACATTTAGAAGACTAAAGTTAGTGCTTACACCGATAAGTGTTGTTCCATTGTTTGATACAGAGCCAGATAAAGCAACATTACTATCAGCATTTAGAGCAATAATAATTTGTCTTTTTTGACTATCAGTTAAATTGGTTGTGCCATATGGGAATTGATCAGCACCAGCAGGTACAGATAAATTGAATGTACCTGGTGCCACATTGGCCACAGCAGTGCTTGTGCCATATGTAAAAATGGTATCTGAGATATTATTAGGTTTTAATGTCTTAGTGAAGTTTGATCCGACATAATAAAGACTTGGATTGTTAGTGACATCTTGTAATATAGCATTATTTGAAGAATTTAGAACTACATCGGCGCCCATATCAGCAGTAGAAGTATTATCATAATATATACTTTTCACATTAGAGAAGGTATTACTACCTAACATTTTGATATCAGTAAGATACAAATCAAATTTTGCAGATGGTGTGCCCATTGTTCCTGTATTATGTTCTACTGAAACAAAGACAGAATTTCCTATAAGATTGCCTGTTTGCGCACCTGTAGACCAAGATTGTGATGTTAATCTTGTTTGTGTAGTATCATATAGATCGATAACTGTTCCTTGATCTAATCCCCATGATCCTGTAAATTGATTAACAGTAACATAAGATCCAAGTGCTGCTGATGAAAGTTGTGATGTAATTGTAAGATAGTCAGACGATTTAGGTGTAGAAAGATATCGTGTATTTAATGTTCCAATTTCATATCCACTAACATATGCTGTACCAGGAGACACTTGTACAGAAATTAGATTGGCATTACCACCATTTGCTGATAAGAATCTTCCACCATTAGTACCATCATCCAAATGTTCTCTAAGGTTGACTTCTAGTCCATTAACATAATAATGACCTGATTCATCAAATGTTCTTTTTGCCATTTCGTCAGCAATTATGTTATATTGTGGTCTCTGCATACTCTTTGTAATAATACCGTCATCAATGGTAACAAGAGTAATAAAATCAGCAGATGTTGTAGTTTCATCATATGGATTAACAGTTAGAACAGCATTGAGTTTAAGTCTATCGGAACCAGGAGCAGAAAAATTTGATGATTCTAATGCAGGATCTAACAGACTTTGGTCATCAGAAGAATTCACAATTTCTTCTAGCAGTGTAAATCCAACACGGCATGATGGTGAATCATTATATCTATCTAAAATAATTCTTTGTGTTGAAAAATGAATAAAATGTTCTTTAGCATAAAACACACCTTCTGAAATATTAAAGGCAGATCCTTTACCTGTTGGATTTGTAGAATGAACAACCAATGTTCCTGCATTACAAGTTAATATTTCTCCAGATTGAAAAACTCTAATGCTCGAATTTGTATTTGAGACGTTTCTATAATCAATATAAATTGTTTTTGTATTAGAGGAACTTTGTGTTCCATCTAAAACATAACTAATTTCAGCTTTAATACCAGTTGTTTGACCTGTGATTGTTTGATCTAAGAAATTATCGATAGAGACAGAAGAATTGGAAGAATCGACATCATTAACTTTTACATATTCTACAGGACCAGAAATAGAATTTGCAGTATGAATACCAAACATACCAGGAACGACAATACTTCCTTCTTTGAATAGATGTGTGCCTATTCTACCTACTTGTTTTTGAAGTATTGTTTGCTGTTGTGTTAGTTCTCGTGCTTGAACAGCATAACCTGGTTTGTATAAAATTCTATAAAATTCTTTAGATGTATCATAGTCATCATAATACGGTGATACATTAAAATCTGTAGAAAGTGTGGTATTACTGGTATTAGCCATTTAACTTTATTCCCTTAGCGATTAGCATCTAAAATTCAACTAATATTTTATATTCTTCCGTCTGATCAGATGATCTTGTTACAGGTTTTATATTATCTGCATAGAGTATTTTGCCTGTATATTTTTCTAATGCTTCTTCAACTATGCCGGATAAGGTTCTGACAGTAAAGCTTGTCGATCCAGTTACTGATTGAGATGCTATGACAGTTCCTTCTGTATTTATAAGTATAAGTTTATTTGTTGAGGAAACCCACGACACAACACGACCTTTAAAAGTTGCAGTAGCTAAACTGGATCCTTGATAAACAATCTCGTCTTGTATATAATTTCCTGTACCTGCAACAGTTAAAGTTTTTGCTTGTAAAAATACGGTATTAGAGATGGCATTTGCTGAAGATCTAATTAAAGGATCTTTTAATAGTGTTATTTGTCTAAGATCATTTGTTACAGGCAATGTTCCATTTTCATCATATAATATTCTCACAGAAATCATTATATTTTTACCGCCCAATTCATATAGTGGATCAGAGCCATGCCCACCTATTGGACTTATAATTGGTCTTGCTGTAGCTCCTGTTCCTAGTCCGGCATCTGTGATAGCTACGTTAGCATATGTATATAATGTTCCTGGATTTGTAATAGTAATACTTGAAATGACATTTGTAGATGTATTAAGAACAGGAACAGCTGTAGCTAAAGAACCGTCACCAGCTATTGTAATTGTAATGTTAGAGATGTTCGTATAATTGGAACCGCTATTTGTAATTTGGATATAATTGATAGATCCTTTGGTAGCATTTTGTTGAACTTGATATTGTTGTGATCCATCATTTGACGCTAATGTTTTTACTGGAATATAACCATCAGATAAGAATTTTGTTTTTTCAGCATCAGATAAAGTATACATATATTTCCAAATATAACCATCAGAAGTAGAAGATGTAATTGATGGATTAACTGAAGTTGGTTCTACAGTCGAATTTGATCCATTAGCATTGGCAATACATTTATATACTGAGGAATCACTATTCATAACATAAAATTTAGTATTGCCAGAATGAAGATTAGTATGCATATGATCATAGTTGGTATATACTGTATTTGCAGACCAATCAAATCTTGGTATCATATGTGAAAAATCACTACCAAATATTCTTTTACCGCCAATCATATTTGACCATATTTCATATACAGTAGCTGAAGAAGAATTTGTCACATTTGGGCTAGCTTCATTTGCCCACGCATCAGCTTTACCAAATGTTAGATATATCTTTGTATTTGGTGATGGTTCTGATATTGATTCTTTAAATTGTTCAGCATTATTAATTCTTAAATCAACAAATGTTACACTTGTTATCATTAGGACTCCTATTGTCGTTTTTAGTTTCCTTTTTATTCATTATTGTCTGAGGATAACAAACACATTTCCAGAAGTATTATTTGAATATGCTATATTTGATGTAAATGTAGCTGATATAGAATTTGATCCATTAGCTGTAATAGTTGGTTGAAAAGTAAATCCTATACCTGGTTCATTTATTATTACAGAAACTATACTTCCATTAGCATTAGTATTAAATGTAGCATTAGCACCATATCCATTTCCCGTAATTACAAGAAAGCTATTAGAGTTATATAGTCTTCCTGGATTTACTATTGCAATATTAGATAATGAACTCTTTTGCAATACTTGAAAATAATTTGGTAAAGTGTTTTGTACCATATATATTCCATTGCGAACATTATTTGAACCACCAGAAGTAAATTCAAGGATGACATTGGAATTAATAGAGAGAGTATGTGATGTATAGTTTATATTTATAGTGTTACCAGTTTTCACATATGTTTTGCTTGTAATTAAACTTCCTACAACGTCATTAGCTGAAGAACGATTTCCAGTATTTGATGATTCATTCAAATATTCATATTGTCCAAATAGTTTCAAACCAGCAGGATGAATTATATCTTTTACAGCTTGTCGGTATTTTGAAATTGATTGATCTGATTTGATAACATATGAGTATATTTGATAATAGTCACGATTTTGTATAAAATTATAAGAACTAATGTGCCCATCATCATTTAGATAAATGCCTGGATAACTGAAAGTTCCCGTTATAGTGGTTACATTGCCATTAGCAGTTCCATCGCCGGATTGCGTAAGATCAATTCTAGTATTAGATCCATAGTTAATACCTCTATTAGAAATCACAATTTTTTGAATAGAACCAATTGAAGATGTTGTTGGTATCAGATTTGCTGCTGTGCCAAGAATGGCAGAAACTATTATATTAGCTCCATTACCGGTATTTGATACAACATTAGCAGTAGGTAGATAGTTTATATCATATCCTGAACCACCAATAAAATTACCTGATATCATCTGAAATTTAATTTGATTTATAGCATTTGATTGTGAAGCATCAACATTTGTCACATTAGCAAAAGCACCTGTGCCATATCCGCCAATTACATTAATAAACTGAATTGTATCACCTTTGGCATAATTTTGTCCGCCATTAATGATATCCATTCTACCAAGAATACCCAATTGCTGTATTACTGAATTGGCAATAACACTTATATCAGGTTTAGATGAATAATTAGATCCTGATGATAATATTAATACTGTGTCTACTGGACCAGTATTAGCATATGTCCAAAAATTTACAGCGTTAGATATACTTGTGTTTACATTTGATGAACTGAGATTTGTATAAACAGCATTATCAAGTGTAGTATTTGCTTCAAGACTAATAACACTTGATACTATATTATAAGTATTTGGATGAATGGAATTATCACTTATAACTGTTTTAACATTAGCATTTGCTCCTGTACCTCCACCACCAGTAAAAAGAAGATAATCATTAACTCTAAATCCTGCACCGCCAGAGAAAACAGAAATAGATGTTATATTGCCTGTTGTGACTAATGACACAGTAGCACAAGCACCTGAACCAGTATTACTAACTATGATAACTGGATCACCAATAGAATATAGTGATCCACCATCTACAACTTCTATTGTATTGATAATTCCACCAAAAACATTTGATGATATAAAGCTAGTAGTATTTGTAATTGTATAGATTAATTCACCATTAATAAAATTACCATTAATATTAGAGAGAATTAATTCATCAATTTGTGTTCCTTGTTCAAAAAATCTATCAACTTTTTCTACTAGTGCAGAAGAATTAGATGTATTACCTATAATTTTTGAGCCAATATATCTCTCTAATCCAGAGAGATTGCTATTAGATATATTAGCTATTTTAGTATCAGTAATTCTTAACGATTTTTGAATAAACCATTTGCCGTCAGAGGTTCTAAGTATATCTTTTTTAGGATAATAAAAATCTATCTCAAGATCATATAAAGCTCTAAGTAAAAATTTTGTTGCTTTTTCTGTACCTTTAGCTCTATAAAAATCTTTGATATGTTTAATCAGAATTTTTTTATCAGCTAAAATGTCTTTTTGTGGAATATATTTAAGAAATGTAGAATAAAACTTCTCAGCAAATTCATCTTCTGTTAAATCTATATCTTGATATCTTTGAAGATTTTTGATACGATTTATAACTTTATCATTCTGCTCAAGATATTCATAGTATTTCTCTATGAATGTAATAAAGTTAGAATGATCATTTCTAACAAAGAATGGTAATTGACTATAAACAAGATTACTAATTCTGTTATTGGATATTGTGTTGGCCATTAACCTTCTGCCACCATTTTAATTTGGATACTTTTAGAATCATTTAGGTCTAATGTTAATATTCTATTTCTTAAAGGATAAATTATATCATCCTCTGATTGAATATTAAGAGTCAAATAGTCGTCATCATAAAAAACATTGTCTTCTAGGCCTGTTGATCTAAGACTATTAAGTATAATTGTGCCTGTGTTATAATATATAATGCCAGCATTTTGATTGATGATTACTTTTTCACCATTTGATTTGTAATAAAAAGTTCTTAATACAGATTCTTCGGACTGAAGCTTTATACTTGTAATCTCTCCATACCCTTCACCTCCACTTATTGTCACAATAGCATATGAATAATCAGTTCCAGCGTTTGTAATTGTGATTTTGTTTATTCTACCAGCAAGAATAGATGCTGTTGCAGTTGCTCCTTTTCCATCGCCGTTTATTGTGATTGTAGGAGCACTAATATAATTTCTTCCTCCGTCTATAATTTCAATTCTATCAATACCCGTCTCTGCTTCAGGCACTTCTTCAATAAAGGAATCTCTTGATATTCCAGCTGAATCAAAAACTTGTAATTTTGGAAAACTTGACAATCTGTTACTATGGGTAGATTGTTTTAAGGGTATGTTATATTTGATAGTATATGTCCTAGTGTTAATCGTATCAATTAAAGTTCTCTTTTGTACATATACATCAATATCAGAACCTGTAATAGAAGGATCACAATTTTCAATATATTGTTGTAGTTTTGATTTTCTAAATGTTGATGAAAATTTATTAAGCTCATCAGAGATATAGTCTTGGATAGCGGCTTTTACTAAACTATTAAGTGAACTTTCGTCTAAAGCTGTCAGTTGTGAATTATAAGTTACATTACCATCAATCATAATGAATACATAGTCAGGATCAACAATTTCAGGCGTAACAGTCAAAACATTTCTTTTTTGAATAAGTTCTGTCTTAATTCGCTCTTTTTCAAAATTGGTTAGTTCAAAATTGCCACTTGTTTTGAGAGATATGAATACTTTACCATATACAATTGGATCATTCTCTTCTCCACCCCAAACAGAAACTGAATCAATATAATTATAATCTTTCAAAATAAGTGTTTCATAATCATTCTTTGTAACAGCACGATTCTGTGTAGTATAGAAATAAGGAGCACGGAATCTAACTTGTTCAATACTTTCTTTTTCTATACCACCATATGAAGATACAGCTGATGTAACAGTAACATTATCTGAATATTCACCACCTATAGGTTCAACAAAAGTAAATCCTGTGATGTTATTTGATATAGAACCAATATTATCAAGATATGTGCAAGTAACTATATTATCATCTTTAGGTCTTTTGCCAATATAATCATCACCAAAATAGAAAGAATATGTTCGTTTTTCATTTTCTTCTATCCAGTAAACCACTGAACTTGATGTAAGTTCAGTCAAATCTGTTGCTTGTGTATAAAGTTTTATATCTGTATTAGTTGATGATTCTTGAACAGAGATGATAACAGAAGTAAGATCAACATTTTCTGATGGTATTTCAAATTTTCTATTAGTGTTTGTAGCATCTACCAAGTACTGTAGTGTAGAAACTTCACCTTGCTTGACATAGACATTGGAGAAAGAGAAAGATTGTCCCGATTTAGATACTGTATTTGAATTAAGAGTGACGAATGGATAATTTACACCATCCATATCTTGACCCAAAAGTCTTGTAAATTTCTCTAAAGTTAACGAATTTGTAGTAATATCTTCAGTGTTTGATGGAGTTACATTGATATCAATTCTTGATAGAGCACCTTGTCTTGATCCAGGAACATAATTCATCAACTTAGCATGTGAAATAATTGAATTTCTCAATTGAGAAGAATCAAGAAACATCTCATTACCAACCATATTGAGATAATATCCCATATAGTGAGTGTTATAGGCAAGCACATCGAGTAAGACTGACATACCAGAACCTTCAAAATCAAAGTCTTGGAATTCAGATTGGCTTTTTAGAAATACCTTTAGGTTTTGTTTAATAGAATCGAAATCAAGTTCTGTAATACGTAGTGCTGCTTTTTCTGTTGCCATTGGCTACCTGAGTCTTTCTAAAAATAGTGAAAATGTAACTGGTGCACCGGTATTTAGTATAGTAAATGATATGGTTACATCATATCCATTATTATCAGAACTCACATTAACAACAATACCATTAGAGACATCTTCTCTTAATTTCACTCTTGGTTCAAAGTTTGTAATTACTTCTTCTATAGCATCACGGAGAAATATAGCTGTAAATGGATTTATATTATCAAATAGTATTTTTTGTACATTTGACCCGATATAGGAACGAAAAGGTTTATCATAAAAATTGGTAAGAACTAGATTTCTAATTGATCTTTTAATAGCATCAAAGCCTTTTTTCTTTACTACATCCTTTGATGTTGGATGAGCAATGAAATCTAGGTCTAAATCTGAATAATCGAATTTTCTTGTTACTTTTTGTACTATCATGTTTTATTTATCATACTCCAAGACTCCTATTGTCGTTTGTTTTGCTTGATGCTATTTGGCAAATTGGGCAAATTGGGCACGAAGCTGAGTTCCGCGGTAGAGCGGAGTAGGAGGAGGAGTTTCTGCCGGTGCAGGATCACCTTCCATCCATCCTTCTTCAGTCGTTTTTGCTATTTTTGCTATTCCTTCATTAATATGAACTCCACTCTCGTTCAAAACTATTTCAGCACTACCAGCTTTTATATGAACTTCACTGCCTTTCAAAACTATAGAGGCAGCACCGCCAGCGATATGAACTTCTTGGGCTTTTAATACAATATCCCCGACCAGAGCTTGAATTGCAGCTGATCCACTTACAGCTTCCATACCAACTGATCCACCGCCATTTGATTGTAAAGTTACTGATCCTTTAGCGGTAATAGAAACAGGACCATCTCCTGATTCCATTGTAAGCCCATTTTTAGTTTTTAATGCTGCTGATTGTGCTG